CGCTGCCGCTCGAGCACCGTGCCTTGGCTCAAGAGCCTCCGCGAGCTAGGCATCGACGTTGACGATGCACCGCCAGGCGCGAGGGCTTCGATGAACGGCGCGGTCCCTGGCGACCTCAGCTTCGAGAGGTGGCTCAAGCAACAGCCTGAGGAGTTCCAGCGCAAGTGGCTGGGTCAGGGGCGATTCGAACTGTGGAGCAAGGGCTTGTCCATCGGCGACATGATCGGGCCCGGCCTTAAGCCGCTGCCGTTGTCGGCGCTGACCGCGGACTGAAAGCCAAACGCGGGCCAAACGCAAGCTTGGCGAGTGCGCGCCGCGCCTAAGACGGGGCAGCCGCGGCGCGTAGGCAGGGCCTTCGTTGCGCGCGGCGCTCCCGTTCTCTGCGGCCTGTGGCCGTGGGCAGTGCCCGAACGCCTCGAATGTCTCTGAAACTCCAACTCGCCAGCAAAGACGGCGTGCCCGAGGGGCTCGCCCAATTCGTCAAGACCGACGGCAACGCCACGATCCTCGAGCTTCCCGATGGGTGGGGCATCGACAACGTGTCGGGTCTGCGGTCCAAAAACAGCGAACTGCTGGGCGAAGTCCGCCAGCTCAAGTCGAAGCTCGACCCGATCAAAGACCTCGATCCGTCCGACGTGCAAGCGAAGCTCGCGCGCCTGGCTGAGCTCGAGGCGCAACCTCCCGGCAGTGGCATCAAGGCCATCGAGGAGGCCCGCAAGCAGCTCGAGTCCCAGTACCGCAAGGATCTGGACCAGACCAAGGCCGAGGTGCTGACGCTGCGCGAAGAGCGCAAGCGCGCCGCGCTCGCCCAGGCGGAAGCCCAGGCGCTGCGCGAGAGCAAGCACAAGCCGCTGCCCGGTGTCGAGTACCTGCTCCGCGAGCACCTGAGCGTGCTCGAAGAGGACGGGCAGCTCCACGTCGTAGTGGTCGATCCCGCGAGCCGCAGGCCTCGCGTCACGACCAAGCCCGGCGGCTCTGGCTACATGCGCGCCGACGAGCTGATCGAAGAGCTGGCGACCAACGAGCGATTCGGCCACCTGTTCCAGGGGAACGGCAAGGTCGGAGCTGGAGTCACGGGACGCAACGGGGCTGCTGTGCCCAATCCCTGGATGAAAGGCCAGGTGAACGTCACGAAGCAGATGGAGCTGATGAGCACAAACCCCGACCTCGCCAACCAGCTCAAGGCGCAAGCCGCTTCGAGCAAGTGACCACCTACTGACAGATGGCAACCGCAGTCACCAACGTGATCGTTCCGAGTGTGTTCGGCCAGTACATGGCCGAGCAGTCCACTCTCTCCTCTCGAATCATCCGCAGCGGCATCGCCCAAGCGGACTCGAGCATCGGAGCGCTCTTTCCCAACTCCTCGGGCATCATCGCCCGAATTCCCTTCTGGCAGCCGCTGGCCGACGCTGCCGCCAACGCTTCCAGCGACACCCTGGCCAACTCGGCGACCCCGCGGACTCTGACCGCTGACGATCAGATCTGCCGCCGCATCGACCGCAACGACTCGTGGCGCACGATGGACCTGGCCGTGATGCTGGCCGGGGACGACCCCTTCGGCGCCCTGCTGTATGGCAACGGCGCAATGCAGGGTGGCGCGATGGAGTGGCTGTTCCAGCAGCAGCAGCGAGACCTCGTTGCGACCCTCACGGGTGTCGTTGCGGACAACATCGCCAACGACTCGGGGGACATGGTGTTTACCGTCGGCGTCACCGGCACTTCTGCCGCCGGCGCTGCCGCTGCAACCGACAAGATCAGCCCGACCGCGATCGCTCTTTCCCGCCTGACCCGCGGGGACAAGGGCATGCAAGCGCCGATCTTCGTCTGCCACTCGGTTGTGGCCGCCGAGCTGGCGATTCAGGGCCTGCTCCAGAAGATCGACTCCAACGGCCGCGTGCTGTCGGAGTTCGAGTCGCTGTCCACCCAGACGCTGAACTACAGCCAAGCGCTGGGCATGACCATCTTCATCGACGACCGCTGCCCCGCGGTGGCCGACGGCGCCTCGCGCACCATGTACACCAGCTACCTGGTGGAGCCGGGCTTCATCCGGTACGCGCCGCTGGTGCCGAAGGTCCCGATCGAGTTCGACCGCCTGCCGCTTGTCGGCGATGGCGGCGGCGCGGATCAGATCACGATCCGCTTCGGCTACGTGATGCACCCGACCGGTTTCGAGTGCACGGTCTCCACTCCGACGATCTCTGCCGCCACCCTGGCGACCGCCACGACCTGGAACCGGGTTTGGGGCCGCAAAAACATCGGCTTCGTCGCCATCCGCTCGAACGGCTGATCCCCATGACTGAACAACTCGACTTCTCGGAATGCGTCCAGCGCAAGCTGGCGGAAGAGCGCGCCGCGCTTCAGCTGCGCGCTCAGGCCCAAGCGGCAAACTCGCCCGAGGGCATCAGCAAGGCGATGCAGGCCGAAATCGCTGCTGTCGAGGCTCGCCTTGCCAAGCAGATCGATTCGGTCTTCGCCAAGATCGAGGCCGTGATCAAGGCCAAGGGCTGACCTGACGGATGGCGCGCCCGCTGCTCCTGAACCAGGCGATCCTCGAGGACTTTGAGTCGGGGATCCCTTTCAAAAATCTGTTTCTCCAGAGCCGCCCCTGGCTCAGCGAAGCAGCGGGCACCTTCGGTCTTTTCGTTAGCAACGGCGGCACCGTTGCGACCGACGCGAACGGCTGGCAGACGCTCTCTGCCGGCCAGCGCGCGGGAACACTCATGTGCCGTGAGCTGCAAGTGTCCGGCGTGGACGGGGCTGGCCTGTACCCGCCGGGCAACTACGTTCTCACCTACACGGGCGTAGGCCGCATCATCCTGGGATTCGACGCTGTGCCCCAGGAGAAAGAATCGAACAACCTCTGGGCCAAGCCGCAGAGCCCTGGGCGGATTCTGTTCAGCGTCCCGGCGGCAACCGGCGCGGGCATCTATCTGGGGATCGACGAGCAGGACGCGGGGAACCCGGTCCGCAATATCGTCGTCACGCGCACCGAGTTCGAGGGGACGCTCGCCGCGAACCCGTGGGACCCGGCGTTCCTGATCGACATGGCGCCGTTCTCGTGCCAGCGGGTAATGAACTGGCAGCGGATCAACTATCACCCGTACGCCAACTGGAGCGACCGCGCGACGCTTTCCAGCGCACGCTACACCACGCGCCGCGGCGTGCCGTTGGAGCTGCTGATCGACCTGGCGAATCGCACCGGGGACGATCTGTACGTCTGCATCCCGCACAAGTACACGGACGCGGCTGTCCAGTCGATGGGGGACCTCATCAACTCGACGCTGAATCCGCAGATCAACGTATGGGTCGAGTACTCCAACGAGATCTGGAACTCGCTATTTGACTTCAACCCTGGTTTTTCAGACTGGGACGCGAGCGACGGCCAGGGCGCCTACTGCGAGACCCAAGGCCTCGCGCTTAGCCTTGACGCAAACGCATACCAGGCACGGCTCAAGTTCTACTCGCGGCGCGCACGGCAGGTGCTTGGGATCTTCCGCGCCCGATTCTCGAACCCTGCGCGCGTCAAGCGCGTAATCGGCGGCCACCACGAAGGCGACGACTCGAACAACAACACGATCCTCGACTTCGAGTCGGCAAGCTCGAACGCTGAGGCCTTCGCCACTGCGCCGTACTGGGGTGACAACTCTGGCGGCCTGGCGAACGCGCAGAACACGATCAACTCGATGCAGACCGACCTGAACGGCACGGTCAGCGCGAAGATCGCAGACCACAAGGCGCGCTCATCGTCCCGCGGGCTCCAGTACATCTACTACGAGGGGGGCACGTCCCCGATCCCGACGAACGGCGCGCAGGTGGAGGTCGTCAAGGAAGCCCTATACGACGTGCAGATGCTCGACCAGTACGAGCAGTTCTTCGCCACGAGCCTTGCTGCTGGCGTCGATCTTGTGGGGGTCTACAGCTACTGCACGAAGTACGGCACGAACGGGGCATTCGGCCACCTGCGCCGCGTTGGCGAGAGCCCGCGCCCGCCTCGTTGGATTGCGCTTGAGAATTTCGTCAACCAGACCGTCACCGCGCCCACGACTCCGCCGAGCCAAGCGCTTGTGGACGCCTACTACGGCTTCGACTTCGGGTCTTCCAAGTGGAAGGCCTTCGCTGGCCCGCAGCCGAAGACGACCTTCTTTGGCAGCGTCATCGACTTCTTTGGGCCGCTGTATCGCACGCAGATCCTAGCCTCGAACACGGAGTTCACCGTCTCGAACGCGCTCCGCGGCGCCCGCCTTGTGCTTGAACTGCAAGGGGACTTCCAGGTGCGCTGGCCTTCGAGCTTCCGCATCCGCTCGGGGCGCTACGACGGCCGCGACAGCCGCCTGAACATCGTCAGCATCTATTGCGTCGAGCACTCGGGAACCCCTCAGTTCGACGTGACGATCGAGACGCTGCCGGCTGCGCAGACTGGCCTGCTGCTTCGCCAAGCGCTTGTGACTAACGACTTCACCACGCTCTTCGGGAGCTGGGCCGAAGTGTTGAGCACCACCGCGGCAACGCCGGCGACAGCGAACCGCTACAGCCGACTGGGCGAGATCGAGCGCTTCCGCCGCCGTGATGGCTTCTTCTATCTGCGCGTCCGCTACCCGCTCAGCAATGGCGGCGACAGCCAGCCCCAGTCAATCGCTTGGCGCCAGCGCAGCAGCCCGATAGAGCCGATCGCCCGCGAACGAGTCGTTGGCTACCAGCTCTTGGCGAACAACCTCATCAACGCCACGCCCTACGGCGGCCTGTGCCGTACCTCGGTCAACGAGGCGTGGCTCAGCTACGCCCCCGGGCAGATCGCGGCCTTCGTGCCGTTCCTCGCCATATCGAGGCACGGCCTGGCGCCTTTCTTGGCGCTCGGCAACTCGCTGATCCTGAGCCCCAACCAGCTGCTTACCACGGCCGTCGAGCTGTACGCGGACTGACCCATGGCAGACGTCCTGATCCCCGAGGCCGGCGCGCCGATCGACTTCTGGCGCTTCATGGCCTCCAGCTCTGAGACCCCGCGGCGCCTGTGGGTGTTCCTCGGTCAAAGTAACATGGTCGGCTACAACTCGGGCCGGTCGGTGCTGACCATTGACCAGCTCTTGCCGAACATTGAGTGCCAGGACGTCGACGACGCGATCGTCCCCGCGCGCTACCCGTTCCCGTTTTACCTGCCGAACTCGACCGAGTACGAGCCGCTCTGGAGTATCGCCAACATCAACGTCTCGCCGGCGATGAGCTTCATGCAGTCGCTCGCGCGGACGAACACGGAGGCGCGTCTTGTCGCTTCGATGGGCGCGATCGGCGGCTCGAGCTTCACCGGCGCGCTCGCCGCGCGCAACTGTGCAAGCCCGGGCAGCACCTACAAGCTGGCGAACAATCTCCGCGATCGCATTGTCGCCAGGATCAACTCGGCGATCGGTCAAGGGTGCATCCTCGAAGGCTTCGTCTGGTGCCA